AAATCTAAACTTCTTTTAACTTGCTTTTGCTTTTCAGTTGTTACATTTTGGTTGCGTTCTGCTTTTGCTTTTTCCAATTCTTCTTTTGCAAAGCTTCGCGCCTCGGCTGTTGCCTCTTCGTAAGCGGGAAAAGTCACGGGTGCAACGTCGTACAGGCGTTCAATTTTGGTAATGCGTCGCAAAACACCACCTTGATACTGATCGTCGTAAATCCACTCTTGGGATTTAATGGTAAACTGAAAAGAACTTTGCGTAATGTCACCGCGCATAATTGAACGGCTCACTTGCTTATGAAGCGGGTTTTCATAGTCGGGAATCCAACTGTACTCTAAGTTACCTTTGTCGTTTACAAATACCTTTGCAGTAAGTGCTTTTGTACGTCCAAGAATTTCGGAATCGCGGTGATTGAACAAAACGCGAATGTCCACGGTTGCATCTGCTAAGGCTTCGTCAAATGCGCCTTGCGCAATTTCTTCCTCAAAATACCCGAGGTTTGTACGGGTGTTGATTATTGCCGCTTCGCCACCAAATTCTAAGGGCATAGCTTCTTCGTCATCGCTTCGAGTAAAGCGCACGGATCCGATTATATTTCTTTTGATTGTCATGATGTTGGGTTTTGATTTGTTCCTTCTGGGTTATTTCCTATTGCAGAACTTTCTAGCTGCTTAATTTTTGCGTCAATGTATTCGCTCATCTTGTCGGCTGGCATTAAGTTGGCTTCCACGTAGAAGTTATCCAAGCCGTCCTCAGTTTTCATGTCCTCGTAAATACGCGCTTCGTTCGGTGTAAGCCAACCGCCTCTGATACCTTTGTTGTAATAATCCGCACGTTCTTGAGCTGTGGCGCGCATAAGTGAATTATAACTGAATTTGAAGTACTTTCGGGGTTTGTCCGCTTCGGGAATTAGCGATTTTTTAAGGGATTGTTCAATATTTACCGAATAAGCTAAAAGTGTGCTTTGATAGAAGTATTGGTATTCTTGTTCGGTTGAACTTTTAACACCACCATTACCCGCGCCAATCATTGATGCAGGTACACCAAAAATGCGCGCAATATCCTCATCGTTGTATTTTTTTGATTCGATAAATTGCGCTTCTTGTGGTGTCATTGATATTTTTTCAAGTTGAATGCCAGTTGGCAAAACCGCGCTCATGTCTTGACTGTTAATTACGTCGTTCAAAGATTCTTTAAGTCCTGCTGGATCCTCTACTTTTCTATCACTCTTAATAAAAAACTTCAATACGCCCGTCTTATACAATTTAGCTTGGCTATTGGTTGCGGCCAAAGTTATCCCCAATGTTTCAGCGTGTTGCTGAATAGGGCTTTTACCCTTGTATGGGTTATCGCTGCAAAAAACTTTGAAGTGCAAAATGTCATCGTAAGGCACTTCAACTCCGTTTATGGTGAATTTTAAACCACGTGTTTCGGGGCTATAAAACACTTCGCATCGGTCTGGGTTTAATGGATGCAATTCGATAGGCCTGTAAGCGGAATCGCGAACGATTTGAGCGTAAGCGTTACCCCTGAATGCCAAAGAAATACCCATGTAATTCATAAAGTCAAAAGATGTCTGATAAGAATTAGGGTTTTGCAAAACCCGAATTGCCGCATCGTCAAAAAGCCTAATGCGTCCGTCGGTTGCGGTGCTTTCGTAAAGTTTCAAAGACAATACAGAAATGTTATCCGCTATAATACCAACACAACGTTTAACGGCCGCGATTGACATGGCCGTTTCGGGGGTTACAGGCTGTCCGCTTTGTGTTTGGCTTCCGAATAGATTTGCAAGGCTGTCAATAAACCACTGAGCTGGCGCGATTAGGCTCGAGCTGTTTCGGGTTTCGACTGAATTGCTTTGAGTTTCCACCGAATTGCGCTCTATTAGAGCAGATTTGCCCTGAAATTGTAATGATTTTGGTAATATACGGGTTAAAAGATTGGCCATGAATTGTGCGTTTATACGCAAATATGGCATAAATTAGGGTTGCAGTTGTTACAATTTAACCCCAAGTGAGCGTGTCAGATTCGATTTATCTTATTAAATCTGCTCAAAGTTGCCCGAAAAACTGCGTAACTTTTAAATTTTCGCACGCCAAAAATACCAATATGCACCTCTTCTGTTGCGTTATACGCGTCTTCGTAACGGTCAAAACTTGGAATTTGACGGTAATACTCGATGAAAAAATCCTTATGGTTCATATTGGTGTCGGTTTGGTGTCGTATTACAGTTTCTGGAAAAAGAACTCGCCAACTTCCTCTTGATCGTCGCGCTTTTGGTTTTCTAGCCATGCCCCAATTGCCATTACCATACTCACAGGTCCGTCCACTTTGTCGCCACTTTTGGCTTTGTCAATTTTAATATTGTCAGCTGGATCTCGCGTGATTTTCACGTTGCCCATCATCCAACGTAAACAGGAATTTCGTTCAATTGTAATTTCTTTATTCTTGATTAATATTTCCATGTGTTTCGTTGGTGCGTTCATGGATAAATATCCCTGCCTCCACGGGTAGCACGTTAAACCAAGTGAAGTGATGTTAATTATTAATTGACTGGCGTTAAATTTGTCGTAGCTTACTTCTTTTATGGAATACAAGCCCATTAATTCGTCAATTCGGCTTTCGATGTATGTGTAATCGGTCACGTTGCCAGGCGTTACATGGATTAATTTTTCTGAAACCCACTGCCTAATTGCGTCACCCGTTGCGTCGTTTCGGATTTCGACCGCCTCGGATGGTAGAAAGAACTCCGTAAACAAGTGCATTGTTTCGGGAAAAAACAACGTCATTGCGCAAAAATCGGATGTGGAAGCCAAGTCAAGCGACAAATAACACTCACCAACGCGCTTGTTTTCGTCGAATGCTTCAACTTCTACGGCTTGAAATTCAATATCGCGAATCCAAACTTCTGCACTATCTGTCCAGACGTTCAAAAGCTTGGTTTTAAATTCGACTTCTTTTGATGTGCTTTGCTTGGCTTTGGTAAATTCTTCGTTGAACTGCCTCGGATAAGTCGAATGTCCAAAGTTCGGATTGGCTTTTTTCCATGTGCTCGAATCGCGCCAATCGTCATCATCGTCGATGGTGTAAATTATCGCAAAAATGGAATCGTCCTGAACAATACCACGGAGTATATTAATGCAGTACTTTCGATGTGCCATGCAAGGGCTTTGTTTGTTAAATCCCGCTGTGGTAACCGTGTGTAAATGTGGTTGCGTTCTGGCACCCATCGAATTTTTGATTAAGTTGTAAAGCTCATCCGATGTATGCGCGTGGTATTCGTCGACAATTGCAAAGTGGGTGTTTAAACCGTCCTGTGTTTTTGGAGACCACTCCAAAGGGCGGTAAGTACTGTCGCCATATTTGATTACTCGATTATTTACGCTATTGTAAACGCGCAAATCTTCTTCATCTTTCAGCATTTCCGACAATTTACAAGCCCGTGCGCTTTCGTCAAATACTATACTGGCTTGGCTTAGTTTGGTTGCAGCTGAATAGATTTCAGCACCTTGCTCCCCGTCAAGGAAAAGACCACATAAAGCAATTGCGGATGCAAGTGTACTTTTACCATTTTTTCGAGGCACTTCCACATAAGACGAAGTGAACCGCCTTTTACCCTGCAATTCGCCGCGATCATGAAGCCACCCGAAAATATTAGCAACGATAAACACTTGCCAAGGTTGCAACATCAATAAACGCCCTGCATATTCGCCTTTTGTATGAACCAAGTTTTGTATAAACTCCAACGCAACACCTGCCGAATCTTCGCTAAAATAAAATGGGAAATCATCGGTTTTTTGTCGCTCCAAATCTGCAATAAAACGCGAAGCGGAAAGCTTAACCAACTCGCAAGCTGGCAGCTCCCCGCTAATTACGTCGTTTGCATATTTCAAAGCCGCGTCCATAACTCCCCAATTATGGTTGGTCGTTTAACCAGTTCGCGGCCATTGATGCCTTGTATTGATTGTGGTAAAAAAACACATCGCCAACGGTTTCCACAGGTTGACCAAATTTGTCAACCAATTCGCCTTGGGAATTTTCTAAGCAGAATTTACCATTTACCGTTTTCACTGAAAAACGCTTCGGCTTGTTTAGTTGTTCTGGTGTTGGGATTATTTCGTTTGGCTCGGTTGTGGTGTGATTGTTGGCGTTGGGTTCAATACCACTTTGAAAATGCGCTGTATTTGCTTCGCGCTTTGCGGTTGCTTTTTCGGTTTTCATGATTATGATGCTTTTGACTTGTTTTGCAATACTTTCAATTTTGATACTTTAGTTTTCGCCTGTTCTTTTGGATTGCCTTGCAATTTTGCTCTGTGGTAAACACTAATACCAAATAGTTTGCCCAATTCCTGCGCGTGTTTTAATGCCCCGTTTCGCAAATTAACTAATGGGTTAATCATTGCGTAACCGCTCGGAGCTTTATTGAGGTACTTTTTGTCGCTCAATTTGATGCAACAATCTTCGTACAATTCCAACTCAACTGCATACATAGCAATCAAATCCAAATCCACCTCTTTCAACTTGTTATCCTGTGCAATCAATTTGCACGTCTTTTGAAATATCTCTTTCGCCCGTTCGTTTAGGTATTCAGGAGGGTTAAAAACCACGTTTTCGCCTGTATTTTCAGTTAATTCGCTCATATTAATTTGTTTTTCGTTACTGCAATAATACGCAAAAAACGCAAACAATAACACAAATTTGTGTAACCCCTATACTCAAAAACCTATCGTATGTGTGATTTTGAT